GGCTGAAAAGAAGGTTGGTAGACCTAAAAAAGAGGAATAAATGTCCACAATGCTGCAATTAGTCACGCAAGTGACAAGCGAGTTAGGCGTATCTACCCCTGCTAGCGTAGCGGGTAGTACCAATCAGGACGTTATACAAATCTTAGCTTTGATGAACGCATCAGGTTATGAATTGCTTAAAAAACATGATTGGCGCAGAATAACCAAGCAGCATTTGTTTACAACGACATTTACCAACACTACTGGTGACGTTGCTCTTGATACATACACAATCACAAATATCCCAAGCACCGCAGGTCTTGATACAACTTATCAAGTAACTGGCAACGGTCTTGGGAACGCTACTTATATTGTTAGCGTAGACTCAGCAAACCAAGTAACGGTTAATCAACCATCTACAGGAAACTATGTGGGTGCTGATTTGTGCTTTATGAAAGTAAAGTATCCGTTACCTGCTGACTACGATGCTTCTGTTCCCCGTACTCATTGGGATAAGTCTAAGCATTGGGAAATGTTAGGCCCGACAGACGCACAGCAATGGGAATGGCTTTTGTCAGGATATATCTCGACAGGCCCTCGCATCCGCTGGCGTTTGCTTGGCAATACCTTCCAGATATGGCCCGGCGTGTCCACCAATGAGCTGTTAGGCTACGAATACCGTTCGCAAGCATGGGCAGAATCTTCTACTGGTGTTGCTAAAAACTCATTTACAGAAGATTCCGACACTTGCATCTATCCTGATCGTGTCATGGTATTGATGACAAAGCTGAAGTATTTTGAGGCTAAAGGTTTCGATACTACAGCAATGTATAGAAACTTCTTGACTGAACTAGAAACGGTTATGGGTCAAGACATGAGCGCAGCTAACTTGTCATTTGCGCCAAGACCCGGTACGGTTCTCATTGGGTACGACAACATTCCTGATACTGGCTACGGCCCGAACTAAACATGGCTACTCGCAGAGGTGTCAACTCGTTAGTTCAAGGTAACGCAGCTAAAGTTGCGTCTTTACCAGCCCCTATCGGTGGTTGGAATGCAAGAGATTCAATTGCAAACATGGACGTTTTGGATGCTGTAGAGCTAACAAATCTGTTTCCATCGGTCAATAACGTAGTGCTTAGACCCGGTTATGTAGAACACGCAACTGGGTTGCCTGGTCAAGTTCAGTCGCTATTTAGCTATTCTTCTGGTGCTACAAACGAGCTATTTGCTTGCGTAGGTACGGAAATATATGACGTAACCTCTGCAGGTGCGGTAGGCGCTCCTGTAGAAACAGGTTTGACAAACGCTAAATGGGAGTATGTAAACGTCACAACGCCTGCTGGCGGCTATTTATACGCTGTCAATGGTGTAGACGCTCCGTTGCTTTATAACGGCAGCATATGGTCTAACCCCACAATCACGGGTGTTACGTCCACTACTCTTAACAACATTACTACGTTTAAAAACCAAGTTTGGTTTACTCAGAACAATTCACTAAAGGCATATTATTTGCCTACTTTGTCTATTCAAGGTGCTGCAAACTACATTGACATGAGTTCTGTCGCACAATTGGGCGGCTATTTGGTCAATATTGGCACATGGACAATTGACGCAGGATACGGCGTAAACGACAACATCGTATTTATTACGTCCAATGGCGAAGTTATTGTCTACTCAGGCACAGACCCCTCAGACGTAACCAAATGGGCGTTAATCGGTGTTTGGCGTGTAGGTAAGCCTGTTGGCAAGCGCAACATGATTAAGTACGGCGGCGATATTGTCATCCTTACTTATAACGGCGTACTCCCTTTGGCTGCTGCTTTGCAAAGCTCACGCTTAGACCCAAGAGTTGCATTGTCAGACAAAATTCAAGGTGCATTTGCACAAGCAGCGCAGTCTTACGGCTCTAACTTTGGCTGGCAACTAGTCTTTGACCCTACTCACAACGCCTTGAGCGTTAACGTCCCTGTTTCTGAAGGCAGACAAGAGCAGTATGTAATGAACAACATTACAAAGTCTTGGTGCAACTTCACAGGTTGGGCAGCTAATTGTTGGGACATTCTTGAAAACCAGCCTTACTTTGGCGGCGATGGCTTTGTCGGTAAGGCTTGGGACGATAGCTACGCTGACAACGGTAACAACATTCAGACTAATTGTTTGCAAGCGTTCAATTACTTTGAAACCCGTGGCGTGAAAAAATACTTTACTAGAGCAAGACCTAGTATTTTTACTAACGGAAGCCCGTCAATTTTCATTGGCATGAACGTAGACTTTGACTTGTCTGACAACACCGCTGCTTTGTCGTTTTCGCCTATTTCTCAGAGTTTATGGGGAACAGCTTTGTGGGATGTAGACGCATGGTCTACAGACACGATTATCACAAACAACTGGCAAGGCATCACGGGAATTGGCTATTGCGGTGGGACAGCGTTTAAATCAAGCAGCCAAGGGATAACGATTTTATGGGCATCAACGGACGTTGTGTACCAGACGGGATGGGCTGGCATATAGTCCAAGGCGCAGAGATTGGCAATTGGGTGGCTAAAAAAATTGATGGAAGCTACTTTGCAGAACAGTCTAGCGCAATAGGTTTACAGAAGGACGCTAAAACAATTGCGGGTGTTATCTACGAAAACTGGAATAGACGTACGGTTTTTTGTCACATAGCGGTGGAAGGACGGTTAACAAAGTCGTATTTAAAGGTTATTTTTGACTATCCTTTTAACGTGTTAAACGTGGAAAAAATCATTGTTCCTGTGGTCACAGATAACCAAAAGAGCATAAAATTAGTACAAAACATGGGTTTCGCAGAAGAAGCACGAATCAAAGACGGTTCACCATTGGGTGACATTATATTTATGACATTGGCACGAAAAGATTGCCGATTCTTAGGGGTACGTTATGGGTAAGTCAGTCGCAACGCCACCAATTCCTGATTACACGGCACTTGCAAAAGAACAGGGCCAACAGAACATTGTTGCAGCGCAACAGGGTTCACGCTTGAGCAATCCTAACATGTTTACTCCGTTTGGCACACAGACGGTTTCATATAGTGACCCTACTTTTGACGAAGCTCGATATAACGCAGACTTAGCAAAGTTTAATCAGGGAAACGCTGTAAATCGTTCTGACTTCATCCGATCTGGTGGCTTTGGTGGAAGCTCTGACGTTGGTGGTGCAGCCGACACAGGCACATTTTTCGATCAAGATGCTTACGAAGCTGCACTTAAATCAAGCGGCACAGCACCGGATCGCAATGCTTACATGAGTGGTGGTGGAACTCCAACAGTTACGCAAACACTTTCACCTGATGCACAAGCTGCTGTAGAAGCTCAAATGCGTGTACAACGCAGACTAGCAGAGCTTGGTGGCACAGCTATGGATAACGTGCAAAACACGCTCTCAAGACCGTTTGTGCCTACTTCTACGCAAATTAACAAAGAGTTTGCTGATTACGGTAGAGCAATGGGCGAAGTTCCATTGACTACAAACATTGATACGTCTAACTTTTCTAATATGCCCCTTAATGCAGGGATGACCGCACAAAACTTAATTTTGCAGCGTTTAGACCCTACTATTCAAGCAGGTGACAGATCATTTGCACAAACACTAGCAAACCAAGGTTTAGCACCGGGGACAGAAGCGTACAACACAGCGTTCCGTAACCGTGAAATGAGCAAGAATGACTTATATAGTCAAGCTGCTTTGCAAGGCATTAACCTTGATATGGGTGCTAGACAACAACAAGTAGCAGAAGCTCTTGGTATCGGCGGGTTTCAAAACCAAGCGCAGCTTAATCGTGCTGGATTGTATAACGCAGCACTTGGTCAGGACTTTTCGCAAGGCTTGCAGAGAGCGCAGTTTGGCAACCAAGCACAGCAACAGCAACTTGCACAAGACTTTGCGCTACGCAGTCAGCCAATCAATGAGTTAGCCTCTATTATGTCTGGTTCACAAGTTCAGCTTCCACAATTTACGGGTTACACACCCTCTCAAGTAGCACCACCACCAACATTTGCAGGCGCACAAGCAGGTTACCAAGCTCAGTTAGGTGCTGCAAACGCACAAAACGCTGCTAACTCGCAATTAACGCAAGGATTGTTCTCACTAGGCGGAGCAGCTTTGTTAGCACCTACAGGCACGTTTGGCGGTCTATTTGGTGCGGTTAAATAATTTAAGGATGATTTAACATGGCACAACCTGCAAACATGATGAACCCAATGGCTAACCTTATGGGGCCAGAGGTCACTCAGCAACAATATCAGCTACAGCAGAATCAGCGTTACGCAGATATTTTGATGCAACAAGCGTTGATGGATCAACCGCAAGGTCAGATGGTTTCTGGACACTATGTGCCACCTAGCCCTGTGCAAGGTTTAGCGCAATTGCTAAAAGCGTATGTTGGTCGTAGAGCGTCAGACTTAATTCCTGAGCAACAACAAAAGTTAGCGTCTGCTCAAGATCAGCAGCTTCAGCGTATGGTTGGATTAAATTTTCCAAGCGCACAAGCAGGTCAGCCTGCTACGCAACAGCCTACGCAAACTAGTAATGCGCCTATGCAAGCGATGCCAACGCAAATGCCGACACAAGGTCAAGCACCCGTTGCTGTATCTTTTCCTATTGGTGAATCAGGTGCTACGCAGAATTTGCCAGCATTTGAACCATCACAGTATGCAGGCGCATTGTCCGGTCAACCCGTTGCTCAACCAATGCCGCAAGGGATGCCACAAGGTGCGCCTCAAATGCAGCCAACAGGTATGCCGCAGCAGGGTCGCACATCAATGGGTCAACCAATGTTGCCTTCAGTAACTGGTGATCCAATAAAAGACCTTGCGTTAATCAGGACGCTTGGCCCTCAAGCCTACACGCAAGTTGCATTGCAAAACAAACCTACCGCAGTTGGTAATTTTGCAATCGACAGAAGCGGGAAGGTTATATTTGCAGCTCCTTCTAAAGAAGGATTTATAGACAGACAAAGACCTGATGGGTCATTTGTGCGTGAAGAAATTCCCGGTGCTTCTCAACTTGAATCTAGTCGTGCGGGATTGGTTGAATATGGCAAAGGTTCAGCAGCCTCCGCTGTTCAGCGAGATCAAGAAATATTTGGTGCTGCTTCAAGCGCACAAACCAACATAGACAGAGCTAATCAAATTATTGATCTAATTGGTGCTGGAGCGTTAACAGGAACTGCTGCTGAAATTAAATTAAAACTTGCAAGAGCATTTAATGTTGCGGGCGCAGACAACAACGAAACAATTAAAAACACAGAAGTTTTGCTTGCTAGTCTTGGTCAAAACGTCTTGGATAGCATCAAAACGTCAGGTCTTGGTGCAGGTCAAGGGTTTACCGACAACGACAGAAAATTTCTTGAGCGTGTTAAAGGTGGTTCTATTGAGCTTAACCCGCAGACTCTGCAAGAACTTGCTAGAATTTCTAAGTCTGTTTCCGCTGCGGCTGTTACAAAATGGAATAAGCGTTTACCGGACATTCCCGGCAACATTGCAAGAGATATGGGTTTAAAACCCGTAGAATTAAACAACGTATACAGTCGCTCAGAAATTGAAGCTGAATTGCAACGCAGACGAAATCAAGGATTGATTCGATAATGACTCAATTAGCACCTCCACAGTCTGGCTCTGCGGTAGAACAATTATTTCCGTACCTAGAAAACCCTAATGTCCGTAGTTTTTTGGGCATGATTGGTTCTGCTGAAGGTACTGACAAACATGGCTATAACACGCTGTTTGGTGGTGGAAGGGTTGAATCTTTAACTGATCATCCTAGACAATTGTTTGACTTTACAGAAACAACGGGTAGACCAAACAAGACAACCGCTGCGGGACGTTATCAGTTTTTGTCTAACACTTGGGATGAGCAAGCAAAGAAGTTGGGGTTGCAGGACTTTGGGCCACAAAGCCAAGACCTAGCGGCTATTAATTTATTGCGTGAACGTGGCATTCTGCCAGATGTTTTGCAAGGCAATTGGGAAAGTGCGGTAAAGAAGTCAGGCCCTATCTGGGCAAGCCTTCCCTCTAGCCCGTATCCACAGCCTCGACAATCAAATGAGTTTGTAATGAACAGACTAAATCAAAACAATATGGTTGCTAACGCTACAAATTCAGACGCAAATCCGGTTGCAATAAAGGGTTTAAATAACCTTAGCAATGAAGAATTGCTAAATTTAGCGGGTAAACAACCAAGCGCACCTCCTGTTGGTAGTCCACAAGGTCTACAAGGTTTAAGCAATGAAGAATTGATGTCGTTAAGTCAAGGACAACCAGTAACTGCACCTGTAGAGCAGAAGCCAATGGATTGGCAAACTACCCTTGCAACCGCAGCGACTAACTTACCCTCTAGCGCATTAAAGTACGGCAAAGACTTGTATAACGCAGTAACAAGCCCTATAGAAACAGCTAAAAACATCGGAATGGTTGCAGCAGGTGGACTGAAGAACATTACGCCTGAAGTGGTGCAAAAGTTTATTACTTCTATTGCAAAAGAACCGGGTCAAATTGACCAAGCTGTAGCAATGGCTAACGTTGTTGGTGGCGAATACGCTAAAAGATACGGTACTGTGGAAGGGTTTAAACAGGCTTTATCTTCTGACCCTGTTAGCGTCATTGGTGATATTTCAATCTTGCTAACAGGCGGTGGCTCTGCTGCTGCACAAGTACCCGGTCTTGCAAAAGCAGGACAAATTGTTTCTCAAGCAGGTCGAACAATTGATCCATTTAACCTTGCAGTCAAATCCGTAACAAAACCATTGCAATTAGCTGAAGCGTTAACTACGCCAGCTTTAGGTTCAGCAACGGGTGCAGGTGCAGAATCTATCCGTGAAGCTGCAAAAGCAGGCATGGCTGGTGGCACAAAAGCTGAAGCGTTTTTAAATCAAATGCGTAGCAATGCGCCAATCGAAAGCGTAGTTAATACAGCAAAAGATGCTGTTTCTGAGTTGTATCGCAATCGAGCTGACGCTTATTTTTCTGGGATGAACAAAGCTACTAGCAATAAAGTTGTTTTAGATTTTGCGCCAATTGACGCTGCAATTTCAAAAGC